CACGGGGTACTCCAATGAATCCTCCGGGTTGAAGGCACGCACGAGCTCCGGCTCGATTTGTTTGTTCGACCAGTCCTTTGAGTAGTAGTAGAAGTTGACGTTTTCGTCGTTGTCTACCTCGGCGCTTCTGATATTCTCAAAGGGGCAGTGGCGCACCTTGGCAACCGTCGTGCGGTCGATGCTGTACACGACCTCCAGCGCGAAGCCTCCTTGAATCTTCAGGTCGAGGCACGCCTTCCGGACTTCATCTTGCAAGCCCCACTCCTCAATCTTGAGGCGAGCGTCCAACGTGTCGGCCTGTACCCCGTCGCCGTAGATCATATAGGCGATGGAAGTGCACAGGGCGTTGTGCGTGGCGCTGCTCTTGTAGAGGTCGATGAGGTACTGCGGGAAGAGGTTGTCGTCCCCGTACTGAACGTATCCCTCGTTGGAGGGTCTCTCCTCGTAGGAGCGTTCTTGGTATTCGTTGAGTTTTAGTAAATCCATCACTCGTAATATATAACGTTGTCAGGGATAGAGACGTTAGGAATAGTCCACGCGGGCTCGTCGCTTACTTTGCATGGCCCAATTTCGCATACCCCGACTACACTTGCGTCCGTTGGGTCGAGGTTGGTGGCTGAATTCTGCCCCCAAATTTTGTAGGTAAAGAGGCCGCTTTCGGTAATCAAAACGCCGTTGGTCGTGTCGGCGTTGGTGTCGAGTTCGAACTGCGTATATCTCTCGTTATCGTAGCTCAACACAGGCACAGCGTAGTGCTTTTCCTGCGTCGCTTGGTTGGTGAGCTCCAAGAGATAGTGCGTGAAGCTGGGCAGAAATTTACGTGACTCGAAGGGAGTGACGTTGACCAAGTTGGAGGCGGTATTGGGGGAGAGATGAATCATGCTTCAAAATAAAGGGGAGAGCAACTGCCCTCCCCCTCCTTGTAACTATATCGGAAAAGGCCGTCGGTTAGGCTGGGGTAACGTTACCGGTAGCTCCGTCCGTCGCTGAATCCCAGTCGAGGAATGGTGCCGCCGTTTGTTCTTGGGCTACTACCGTGAGGGTGATGCCGCGCAGGTCGCCAGCAGCTACGCCGCTCGTGACCTCGGAAGCCGTAACCTCCGCTCCGCGAATGTTACCCACAACAAAGTAGTTGCCGTTCACGTCCTTAACTACTACCACGAGGCGACCTTTGGCGAGGTTCAAAAGCTCGACCTGATCGGTGCCGTCCAACCCCGGCAAAACCAAAGTAAGAGTTTGTTCGAAGTAGATAGTCCGGTTTTCCGTCGAAGCGTTAATTGTCTGCACCAAAGAGCTCACATTCCGTGAGGTGTCAAATCCGTAGATAGTAAGTGCAGCGGTAGCGTCGTCGATAACTCCGTCCGTTGTCCCTCCCGGAGCCTCCCAGATACCTGAAGAGAACTCGCCAAAGTAGACCTTCTCAATGCCTCCAAATACGTCCCGGCATTCGAGGTCACGTTGTGTAATTGTGATAGTTCCGCAGGGCATTAGGCGAAGGGATTAAAGGTTGCACCAGTAATACTTGGAACAAAGGCCGCCGAGGTGTTACCCTCTGGGGTCATTGTGGCCTCTTCCGCTGTGATTTCGAGCGTCATACCTGAGAGGTCACCCGTAGCTGTCCCCGTCGTTACGGAGCCGCCAGCAAGCTCACACCCACGGGTGTGTCCCATAATCCAAAAGGCGCCGTTTACGTCCATCACCACAACAGCAAGACGCCCGTAGCCGAGCTCTTGAAGGTTTACGATGTCCTCGGATGTCAACTTAGGCAAGACGAGGGTAAGCGTCTGGGTGTAGTACATAGTACCATTTTCCACCGATCCCGTTCCCGATTGTGTGAGAGAGGAAGCGTTCTTCGTTGTGGCAAAAGGTTCGAGTGTCACCGTAAGGGTTCCCGACGTGGCGCTAATAAGGCCCGTCGTAGCACCCGGAGACGCCCACAACCCCTCCTGCCATTCTGCGATATACACACGCTCGATACCCCCGAGGGCGTCGCGGCATGGAAGGTCGCGTCCTGTAAGAGTAAGGCTACAAGCCATATGTTAGGGGGTTGTGAAAGTCGGGGGGAGCCTGTTCTCTCCCCCCTTCTCTCGGGTTCAATTATTAGCTGGAGCGGCGAGCTACTGCGATGGCAGCTTCGTCCACAATCTGACAACCGCCAGAGAACTGCATGATGACACGAGTCACGTCGTCACCTGTCACCTCGCGGAGGTTCAAGATAGAAGCGTTGATGTGGTCGGTCAAGAGGTCGGTACCGAAGTACAAGTTCTCACGCTGTGCGAAGAGGAACGTGTCGTCAGGCATACCAGCAGGCGTGATGATTTCGTAGCCCTTGTAGTTCTGAGCGAATCCTTCAGCCAAGTAGGTCAGCTCTGCCGTGCCAGCGATGGCCTCGAAGTAGAGTTGCTTCATGGCACGAGACATGAAGAGCTTGGTGTTGGGGTCGCCAGCGATGACAGCAGGAACAGCCAAACCGTTCAAGCGAGCCAAGATGTTGGCTGCGTCGGTAGCACCCGTCAACAAATCCTCTTCGCCGGGAGTGGCGGCGACGATTTTATTCAACAACCCTGCGAAAGAGTTGTACGTTCCCGTCGTTGTTCCGTCGGTTGAGGAGTACTTGCCCTGCCAGATGTTGCGCTCGACAGCCTCGGCGGTCTTAGCAGCAACGTACTGAGCCACGAACGTCGTGAAGTCAGCAGGAGCGGCGGAGTTTTGTCCGCGCATCTGAGCACCTTCCCACGTAGCGCGGAGGTCTTCGTTGCATACCTGCTCGTTAATCTTCAGAGCGTCGACGGCCAAGATAGCCTCGCCCAAAGTCAACTGACCAGAACCGGGGGTTGAGAACGCGCAGTCGTCGTTGGCTTGGATAGCCACGCCGGAGAACTTCCGGAGAACTGCTTTAGAGTGAACATTTTCACGGACGGTCACATATCCGTTCGCGATGGTGTCGGCAGACAAGACAGCGGCGGACACGTAAGGACGTGCCGCTTCTCCCGTGTAAGTACCGACGGCAACAGTTGCGTTTGCCATTATTTAGAGAAGTTTTGAAGGAGAGCTGACACGCGCTCCTGAGTTGATAGATTCTTGAGGTCGAGAGGCTCACGCTTCGTCGTTGGGGCTTGATGCTTCAGGCCCGCTTCGGCGGCTTTCTTTTGGATGGCTTCGAGCTCCGCCTTGACAGCGGCAAGTTCGACAGCTACAGCGTCCTCTTCTTTTTTTGGTTCGGGGGTGTCGGCTGACATCTCCTCCTTGTCGTCCTTGTTCAAGGCTTCAAAGGCGGCAGCAATCATCTCCTCGACTTGGGCTTTGGTGACGTAGCTGGGTGTCTCCTCAGCTTGCACCTCTTCCGTTTCTTCGGAGGATTCTACCTCTTGGGTTTCTTCTGAGGCTTCAACCTCTTCGGTTGATTCTGAAACTTCTTCGGAAGCCTCTACTTCCTCCACTACCTCTTCGGTAGCTTCGCCAACAGAAGTGACAACACCGCCGTCACCGACTACGATGACACCGCCGTCTTGGAGCGTGTAGTCGCCGGGAGGCAAGGGGATGTTTTCCCCCTCGTCGTTGATGATGTAGGCTTCTACACCTTCTGCGAATTGTTCTGCGTCGGTGTAGATCACCGTGCCGTTTTCGAGTGTGGCTTCCGCCATCTCGGTGCGCTTCTCCTCGCTCACCGTCAGGTTGACGTTGAAACGATTGAAGACTTCTTGCACTCGTTCTTGGATAGTCATGGAGTCCTTTTTTTCAATGAGTATTTCAAAGCCTCAATCCTCAAGTGAATCGAGCTCTTTTTTCAACGCCTCAAAGAATTTGAGGTCGACGATTTGCTGGACAAGCTCCGAGAGCATCTCCTCGTCTTGGTTCTTCTTCATCTTGTCAGCGAAATAGCCCTCGATGGAGAAGCCTTTGACCTTGCCTTCCTTCACCCACTCCTGCCAGATAGCTTCGTTGTCTACCTTAACAGCGACCATCCACGTACCTACCGGGACGTCCAACCCGTAGAGGGCGGATTTGTCTTTCTCTTTGTCCTCTACCATCCACGACTCTACCACGGTGAGGCCGTTGATGGAGTGTTCGTGTTCGAGGGTGTGGTTGGCTTGGTTGCCGTGCTTCAAATAGAGCTCCGCCGCACGTCGTACCGTAGCCTTCGAGAAGTACACGTAAAACTCGTCTTCTCCGTTCTTGCGGTAGATAGGCTTATCCGGGACGAGGGCAGGGCCGAGGAGGATACGCTTGTCTGTGTCGGCCTCGGCAAAGGATACCTTCTGTTCTTTGAGGGCGATGAAGTCGAGCTCAATGGCTGGGCGGTCTACAATGCTGATCGCGTCGATGCCGTACAGCTCCGCGTCTTCGTCGATGATTAGTTCTACGATTCTCATAACGTGCTTTGATCTTGGATTTTCTTGTTTGCTTGTTGGGCGGTTGTGACGTTCTCGCTGATGACGTACGTCTCGATGACTTGTTGTTGTGCTCCTTCGCCCAAGAATCCGAGGTCGAGGGTAGGGGCGGGCGGTGTTATGCCTGCGGCAGTAGCAGCCGAAGCCGCCCCGCCCGTTCCGGCGTAGGTAGACCCTCCACCACTCGCCCCGCCTTGGAACGTTTGGCTTTGAATCTTCTTGACGTTAGCCAGACCCGCAGCGGTGGCAGCGACAGCCGCAGCCGTACCCAACCCCGGCCCCACCACGGGTATACCTGCAAGCGATTTGAACGCCTGTACCGCGCTCTCGTATGTCGAGATGAGGGCTTGTGCTGTCTGTATCTTTTTAGACCGCTCAAAGCCTTTCTTTTGTTCCTGCTCTGACTCACCCGTAAACGCTTCGTTCAGGGCAGCGAGGGCGTCGAGGGTGGACTTGGTGATGTCGAGCCGGGCCTGCTTGATGGCTTCGGCCGTGGCAAGCTCTTCTTCTCGCTCCTTATCTCTGCGCTCTTTGTCCTTGGCGGCTGCCTTGTCTTTCTCTTCTTGTTCCTTTTTACGCGCGTCCTCTTCTGCCTTGGCTTTTTGGTCAAGGTACTTCTGCTCAACGGCAGCGAGGTCTGCATTCAGTTGCTCCGTAGCGGCCCGCAGTAGCCCTTCGTCGTCGCCTGCGATGGCTACGCGCTCGTCGTACTTCTGCATAAGGGCGAGTTCCTCACGCTCACGAGCCGAAAGGGTGAGGGCGTAGAGCTCGTCTTCCAATTTCTGACGCGCGGCCAGTTCATCCTCGGCGGCTTTCTGCGCTTCTTCGGCGGCCTTACGTGCGGCCTCCTGCTCCTGCTTGGCTCGTGCCTCCCGTTGTAGGATAAGGGACTGCCTTTCGCCTTCCAGTCGCTTCTGAGTGCGTAGCGAGCGCGTCTCCAAGTCGATGACGGCCGCCTGTGCTTCGGCTACCGCTTGAATGGTCTCTTCGTCGCTCTTTGCAAGCTCCGCCTTACGCTCCAAGATGCGGGCACGCTCACGCGCAAACTCCAACTCTTGGGCGATGGTTTCCTGTTCTGCTTGGATAGCGTTGTCGAGTGCCGCGATCCTGTCCTCGTAGGCGAGTTTTTCGTCTTCTACGAGCAGACGATTTTCTGCAATGAGCTTATTTGTCTCGGCACGTACCGAAAGGAACTCCCGCTCGGCCACTTTGAGGGCGTTCTCTTGCCGTGCCAATTCTGCGGCGGCAGCGGCAGCGGCTTGTATCTCCTTGGCGTAGTCGGCAGTAGCTTCGGTGGCGTCTTCAACAACCTCCGTAACTGACTCGACACCTAAAGCCACCTTCCCCACCGCATCCGCAGCTACCTTTCCGGCCTCTCCAAACCGACCCTCGAAAAGCAGCTGGATAGCCTCTCCCAATTTTGGGACGAGTTCGAGCATACCCTCGAAGCGGTTGGTGATGTTTTCACGCAGGGCAGAGGCGAAGTCAAGAAGAGCCTGCTTGGGGTTGGAGAAAGCATTGAAGATAGCTTCTCCGACATTGATAAGGATGTCACGGAGCTTCTCCATAACAGTCCCCAGCACCGCCGTAATAACGCGCAGACGTTGGGCACCTTCCTCGGTGTCTTTGAAGTACGATACAAGACCCGCAATGGCCGTAATCAAAAGTCCGATACCTGTGGCGGCAAGGGCTACCCGGAAAGATTTGAGACCCGCGATGCCGCTTTTGAGGCCGCTTGCAAAGTTCTTTAATCCAGACACGGCCCCGCCAGTCATCTTGTCGAGCTGGTTGGTAAGTCCTGCGGTAGCTTGCGACGTCTTCTCTACCCCCTGCTCTACTTTGCCGATGCTCTTCTCTACGTTTTGAGTATCGGCATTGAAGGTGATGACTACCTCTTGATTCACAGCCATGACAAGACGTTATAAATGACCAACACACACGCCGCGCAGAAGCAGGCCAAATAGACCCCCGTCAGGAGGTAGTCGAGGGGCGTAAGCCACCACGGAAGGGGAGCCTTCACCTTGTAGGCTTGCAAGAGGTCTATTCCTCTCATGATGTGCTTGGGGTCTTTCATTGGGGTTGCGTTGTTTGGTTGAGAGGTTTGCACACGTTCAAAGGAGTGACGCCAGAGATAGGCGTGGAGTTGGGCACCCAGCGGTATCCGTACTTGGTGCAGCACGCCTGCGAGCCGAAGTCGGGCGAAGCCTCCGTCGAAGAGTTGAAGAGCACGATGTTAAAGCGGCTTGAATAGCCCGTCGGGGTGTCGGCGCAGTCGGTCTCCGAAAGTTGAATCTTGCGGGCTTTAATCTTGGCGCTTCCGTCGCCGTTGAGGTCGGTAGTCATTGAGAGAATACGCCACCACGCCCCGTTGATATATACCTTCTTATTCCACTTCCACGTGATCACCTCAATGAGCGGGAGCTTCACGGTGCATTCGAGCAGCCGCGACTCCTCCGAATAGAGCTCCCGGATATATCCCTTCCAGTATTTGTAGAAGAGGGTGTTCACGGGGTTGCACTCCTGCGGGATAAAGCTCGCCTCCATCCCGAAGTTCAGATCGTTGTCGGTGATGGTGGGATAGTCCGCCGAGTACGGAGAGAAAAGAGGGAAGTATGTAGAAGGCCCAACGGTGGTTCCTGCGTCGTTTCTAATATACCACTCCCCAAACGTCGTAACCGTTCCTCCCCAATATGCGAGCATGGGCAAAGGCTTGCCTACTGCGCTGCCGTCGGACTGAAGGCTGCGATGGATAGGAAAACCTGACCCGGGGATGAGGGAGATGATGTAGTTTCCGACTTGGGTTTGGATGGACTTCTCGCCCGTGGCGAAGTCGTTGTCGGGATCGAGCACGCGGTATGCGCCATATACCCTGTCGAGGCTTTTCTGTACGGCGTCGCTGATGAAGTCCAACCCCTCCCGATACGTCCAGTCGTAGCGTCGGGCTTGTATGTCGGTGGTGGGATACAGGGAGATCGTCTTGTCGCGGTGTACCCTCTCATCCCAGTTGAGCTCGTCGCCTGTGTCGAAGTAGTCGTCAAAGGGCTCTATGATGAGTTGTCCTTTCAAACCCGACGGGATGAACACGAGGTTGAACATCTTTTGCAACGAGAGCAGGAGGTCGATTTGTTTGAGCTCTGGAAGGTTTTTGCTCATATCCACCGTCTGCCCTGTATAGGGAAGTCCTGCCGTAATTCTGAGCGACGTACCCGCCCCAGAGCCTACCGAGTTTGTGCCGTAGATTACAGCTCCTGTTCCAGCTACCCTTCCACGCAAGTCGAGGTAGTCGCCTGTGGCTAAAGTCACAGAGAATGTTGCCACCCTGTTATATCCTACTCGCGGGTTGCTGGGGATAGAAAGCGATTCCAAGATAGAACCATTTTTGTGTAGCTCGATTACCACCGTTCCCGAAATAGGGAAAGAATAAGAGTACACCACCTCAACCAAATAAGTTCCTCCATACGGCGCGGTGTATCTGTCAAAGCTGTTGTTCCAGTTATCGCCTTCGTCTACGCCTCCCGTTGCGGTGTCGGAAAGATTCAACACCGACAAAGAAGTTGCCGTGTAGTCAGCAGACAAAGCCGCGCGAGCGTCGTCGTTGTACGCTGTGCTACTCAAAGGAACGGCGGAACCATTATACGCTGGGAGGTAGATGTTCCCGAAGTCGGCAGAATCGAAGAAGTCAGAGACGTAGGTGAGGCCCGCGTCGGAGAAGATTTGGTCTACCAACGTCCGAGCACGTACGAAGGGAGTGAGCTCCCCTTGCCATAGTCCGTCGGTGTCCGTCCACGGGGGGTTGTCAGGAAACGACCAGTTGAAGCCTTTGTCGATAAGGCCGTAGATTACCTCGCCAGAGAAGAGCTGTCCCGACCACGAATTCTGGATATTGACAAGGTTAAGCTCGTGATTGTACGCGGAGAGGTCGAGGTCGGAGAGTTGCTTGTCGCCCACAGCTTTGGCGATGTCGAGCGATTCGGCAAAGAATACCACTTCGATGTCTTCGCGGTCGCCCGTCTTCTTCATCCCCTTCACCTGCATATACCCCTCAACGATGGGTGACTCTTTGTCCAAGATGGCAGCCGGAAAACGCTTCTTGAAAAGCGTGGTTCTCAAGTCCCCGTTCTCCGTTCCTTCCGGGATATATCCAGCCTGAAAGATGTCCCCAAAGCGGAAGCGGTTGTTGGCCGTGTTGGGTATGGTGAAGGTCTGCGAGTACGAACCCGCTGGGCTTTGGATATTCTCGATGTCGGAGAACTGGAGCGTGAAGTTGAGGGGCTCGTTGATATAACCCTCCAAGCGGACATACACTCCCGAGGTAAGTCCTGCGCCGAGGGTCAGCATTTCAGGTTGGTCAAGAGTTCAACTTCGCAAGAGATAGGCAGGAGCTTTGAGGCGCTCTGCTCGTGAGCGTAGTTCGTCGTCTTCATGCGGCAGGGATACCACTTGCCGTCGTACCGCACCATGAGGTAGGTCGCTGTCATAGCCGACTTGAAGAGCTCACGCTCCGCGTCAGAGAAGAAGTCCTCCGACAAAGAAAAAGAACGCTTGCCCGTAGACGGGAGGGGCACCCTTTCCGGTTCGTTGCCGTACAATTCAGCACCGAAAGTCAAACCCAACCCCGAGAAGCGGCTTTCAAGGTCGAGGTTTGTGGTGTACGTGTCGCGGCCTCCTACGTCGTAGTTGTCTTTCACCCTTCCGTCAAAACGTAGGATTTCGGCTCCGCCACGCGATCCAATCCAGTACAACTGCGCGGGCTTGTGCTTAATGGGGCGGCAGTCGCGATATACCCGGATGGGTATGCAGTTGTTTGTGGCTCCGTCGTTGGGTGTGATTTGGATGTAGTCCCACGGCTCGGTGGTGAGGTCGTAGGTAGTTGCCCAATTTGCGTTGTCGTTGATGTTAGCCGGGCCGATGGGTATGTGCTGCGCGGCGCTTTCCCAATTTGTAGGCACCGAAGCCAAAGACAAGTTGAGGATGTTTTGTGAGGTGCCGTTGTAGTAGACGGTATAGTTCACCGTGTCCCAGTCGCAGTTCGCGGTGTCCTTGCCCGTGTCGTAGGTGTAGGAGTAGTTCTCCATCTGAAGGAGGGTGGCCGCTCCTTCGTCCTCGGGTGCCATATCGACACGTATATACGTCGTGTCTTCCCTGTCTGTCATCCACCCCTTTTTTGTGGCGCTGTCGGGGAAGTAATCGGAGAAGTCCTGCGACCAGTCCCAGCCTTGGTTGGTGGCGTAATAGATTGGGATGTAGTTGTGGCTTCCTTGCAACGCGCTTTTGACGCCTCCCGTCACGGAGTAGAATTGAAACTGCACCCCGTAGGTATTCTCATAAAAGACCGAGATAGCTTCAACGCTCGGCGTAGGTTTACTTCCTGTTGTGAAAGTCAAATACGGCGCATAGAAACCCTGACTTGAAGCCGTCCACGTCTCCATGTTGAGCGTTGCTTCGTTAGAAGAGGGGATGGTTGAAGCGACGTAAGCCGTGGCAATAGGGTTGGCACCAACCGTCCCGGCCATATTCACGGCGTACATTTCCACGAGCCACGTGTCGATGGTTACAGCCGTGTCCCTCCATCGTAGCTGGGCACGCTGACGCCAAGGGAAAGGGGCTTCTGTTGGAGGGGTGAGAAATTCAAAGGCCATTACTTGGGCTTGATAGT